CGTCGAATGATACACCTTGACCTTCAGGTTTAACTGATGCATTTCCGAAACCACTTAACATTACTTCTTCTTCGAAAGCTCTGTCAGATGATTCTGTGTCGAAAATTTCAGCTGCTTCGTTAGCATATTGTCTGTACTCTAGTCCGAATAAAGCATTCAAACCAGGTTCTAACTCTTTTACGAGTTGTGCTCTTGATATAGCCATAGTTTATTTCTCCTTATTCGCTATTAGTTGTACAAGTGTGAAGCCGAACCAATTACAACAACGACATCGCTGCCGTCTGCCGTGTAATCGTTTTGACCCGGGATATTAGCACCTCTTACCAATGTAAACATTGAAGTTGCTGCTACTGTTGCAATAGAAAGTCTTTCGTCAGACATTCCACTGATACCAGTTGCTCCGTTATCACCTGTGTTATAGTTAAGACCAACATCATTTTGTTGCCAAGCTGCGTTTGCTCTCATGTTGAATTCCTGATTAGGGTTATCCAATACAAAAGCAGTTCCGTCACTTGAACCTGTGTTGTAGTCTGCCGCAAAGTTTGTTCCACTCGTTACTGAGTTTGCAAACGTCGGTTTTGATGTTCCTGCATCTATGTAGAAAGCACCGTTAAAGACACCTAATAATAGAGGGTCAGCACTATTTTGCCAACCAGCTCCACCACTATTGTCATCATCTGTTGAATCGTAGGTTGCGTCTTGAATATAACCTTTTTCAGCTGCCTGAGTTCCTGCATTTAGAGAAACTGGGTCGCCTTTAAAGATAGTATTGAAAGCTGCGCCTGCGTAATCATATAGCTTATATTCAGATTGACCAGATGTTGCAGGTGTTGAACCTACAGTCATCACGGCTCTACATCCGTATCCAGCTGTACTATTATTTGACATATTTATTTTCCTTTACTATGTACCTGCCCCGAAAGGCCTCCAGTACGGTTTAAATTATTTTGTTGGACCTAGAAATTACTAAAAGATTATTTCTTTGAACCACCAAAAGTTACACGAGTCTGCCTATCAGCGTTGATTGGCATACTAGGGTGCTGATCCTTAAGAACGTCGTTCTTTACTGCTTCGTCTCGATCTTTTGTTTGCTTATTATAATAAGCTTCACGAGATAGCGCGATTTCTTCGGGTATCCTAGCCAGCACTAGGCCTCCTACTCCGATAACACCAGAATATTTTCCTGTATTCATAGTTGGAAAGTTTTGCTCAGGATATTCGTCAGATCTAACTAACTCCCATCCTTCTCTAAGTTTACCCGCTACATTTTTTGTATCGTCCATACCTAAAGTTTCAACTCTAATCCATCTATGCCTGAATCCATCAGGTGCAGGTGGTGCATCAAGTGATGAGGGTGGAGCCCAAGTTACAGGTTTTTTAGTCTTGTCTCTTGTTTCGCTCGCACGTGAGGTTTTTATCTTTTCATTTTCCATATGCTTATTTTCCTTCCGTGATATTTAATTGTTTCGCATACTCTTCGAGTGGCACGCCTATTCTTTTAGCAATTGCTACCTGTGATGGCGAGAGTTTCACAGTTTTTCTGCGTCCTGTTGCGGCTGGACGGTTTGCCGAAGCTACAGCTTGAGCAGGTCTTGCTCTTTTTGTAGTATTGTCCTCTACTCTATCAAACTTATGTGGGAATTCAAGTCTTATTCTTGAATCAACTTGATCATAATATTCGTCAGATTTAGGATCAAATCCTTCTTCTTCTACAAGTTTTTTATGTATATCAAAAGCCGTATAAGTCATTGCAGAATCATTACCAAACCAACTATTCTTAGATGCCCATTGTTCAGCTCTAGGGTCAGATGGTTGTTGTGGTTCAGGTTGTCTTTGTTGTTGAGGATTAATGTTTACTTGTTTTTGAGTAGGAGCAGCATCTGTCTCAGCAACTTTTAAAGCATTTAATCTAGCTTCATCTATTGTAGTAGATGCTAATTGCTGTTGTGCAGCAATTTGTGCTTCAACATCCTGTGATTCAATTGCATTTTTAAGAGCTAGTTTAGCCGCTGCCATACTAGTCGTAACTCTGTTTTCAAATTCACTAACATAAGATTTATCTAATTTAGATAACCTATTTTCTGCATTTTGTTTTTGTTGAGTAACTGATTGAGCATATTGGACAGCTTCTTCTCTCTGTCTTTCTGCTTCTCTCATTTTACGAGTTAGTTTAGCAATACGTTTTTGAACGCCTTCACTATATTCTTTTAACTCATCAGGTTCCTGTTTTTTATCTTCAACTTTTATTTCTCTTTCGTTTTCAAAAGTTTTATCTTCAGGTATCTGTTCTACTTCAATCTCTTCTTTTACTTCCTCTTGTTTGACCGCTTCTCCTTTATCATCTAAATCAATTTCAGCGCCGGTTGTTTCACCTACGTCAATTAATTCTTCTGATGCTTTTATATCTTCTGGCATAGTTTCCCCTATGTTGTTAAATTAAATGAAGAACTGATTCAGGATCTTTAATAGTTCCTAACACTTCATCATCGTTAAGTAATCGCACTTCTCCACCTTCAATCGGTAATCTTGAACCCGCATAACGAGCAAAAATAACCCAATCTCCTTTTTTACACCAAGGCTCACCAAATTTATCTTTATCCTTGTATGCTAAATCTCCCATTTTTAAAACATAACCACATGTTGTAGCTATTCGTGCTTTATCTAAAGTTTCTTGAGAAAATAATATTCCACCTTTTGTTTTATTTTTTGGTGTAAAAGGTAAAACTAAAAGTCTGTAACCAGAAGGTTCTGGTAATTCATCAACTGTATCTCCGATATTATCGGGGGATAAAGGTTCTGGTTCTGGAGGTAATTTTTTTTCTTCTTCTTTGTATTTTTCTTCAAGACCAAGTTTAATTTTTGGTACTTCCTTGTCCGATGTCGATAACGTTTCCTTGCTCATCTTGTTGCTCCTTAGGTTTTAGCAGGTTAGAGATATCCTGTAATGTTAATTGTATGGCATGTGCCTGTCCTATTAAATACTTGTATTTTTCCATATTGTCAACCCCACCGCCAAGAATAGAATCTCCTATGTTTTGTAATCTTGTTTTAAGTTCTTTTTGTATTTTAACTATTAATTGCATGTCGTCCATTACTCTTCTCCTTGTTGTTCTCGAAAATCTTCTAGCACTTTAAGTTTTTCTTCAGCTGCTGCAATTTTTTCGAATTGTTTATCTACTTCATCAATGTGTTGTGGATGTTCTCCAATACCTACTGAATTTTCTAAATATATTTTAACTGTAGCATCTGCTTCAGCTATTTGAGCTTCATATCTTGCAACTAGTGCTGTTAAGATTGCATCTTTCATTAACACTTCCACCTACGTCTTGCTTGTCTTATTCTTGAGTTAGGATCATTTCTAGTTTTAGCTGATGAGTTTTTTAATTGCCCAGCTGATCTAGCACAATATGATTTTCTACGTTTTGCAGCAGCTGAACCTTTTTTAACTTTACCTGTTACAGCAGTTTTTAATTTAGATCCAGGATTAGCTGCTCTGTATGCTTTAACACCTTTAGAAGTCATTCCAGCACCAGATTTTGTAGACCTATAATTTGCACCCTTACCTGTAGTGGTTTTTCTTATAGGATTTTCAGCCATTACTTTTTACTAATTATTTTTTTTAATACCTTAGCTTGACCTGCATGTAACTTAGAGGCTTTTTTTAAACCTTTAATTACTTTTTTTACTTTACCTTTTTTAGATTTGTTCATTACGATTTCTTTTTAGGTTTTTTAGCAGTCTTTGCTGATCTTACAAAGTTTGCTTTTGTAGGAGCACCTTTTGCTCCTGGTCTTCTCATTTTTTCACCACTACCCGCAGCAATACGCTTACGTTTAGCATGAATATTTGCGTAAAGTCCTTTAGCTTTTGCCATTTAATATTTCTCCGCAGTCACTACATAAAATAAATGTTTTAGTAGATCTTTGTTTGTTAATACACTTACATCTTTTGCCAAAAATTTTATCTATTATATTTTGCCAAAATTTTTTCATTATTTTACTGAGCCGCCTTTTTTCATAAAGCCCATTTTATTTCTAACTTTTTTTGGTAGTTTTCCTAATGATTTTTTTTTTGCTTTTGGTACTGCTTTTAAAGTTTTACCACCATTTTTATACATAGGTCTATTCATCATTTCGCCACCCATCATTCCGCCACCCATCATTTTTTTTCTCATTATTTTTTTCCTCCGTTATTTTTAAATATTTGTGTACCCTTTATACCATAGATGCTCGCCACGACAAGGATCCATAAATTTGTAAACCATTTTGGTAGCTCTGAGAACATGTCGAAGAACAGTTTTACTTTGTCCATCGCTGTTGGATCATCCGATACGACTGCCCAAGCCAAAATTCCTATGGGCAAACTTAAAATTATCAAAACTGCCTCGTCCTTCCAATCTGATTGACGGGCTTCTAATAATTTACCTTGGTAAGCTTCTTTTCCTTCAGCCATACGAGATGCGTGCATAAGCTGTGCATCTGACATAGCTATTTTAGTCTTCTGTTTGTTAGCGTAAATCTTACTACCAGCAGATACGGCTAATTTAATTGCCGATAACCACATGGATTAGTACCACTTAGCCTTAACAGGTTTTTTATCAGCTCTCATTCTTTTAGTTCCTCTAACATCTACTGTTTGAGTCTCTAAAGCATTAGTAGCTTCAATAGTTTTTCCGCCTGTTTGATAACCATCTGGACCACATCCAAGTTCTTTTTCGATCTTGACGTCGTCATTCATAAAAGTTGATCCTTTTTGCCAATCTTTAGTCATAATATTTTCTCCTTGATGATATTATAGTTAATTTTTCTTAAAATTTCTACCAAAATCGAATTTTTTACTTTCAATAGACATTGCTTGTTTTTCTAAACTAGTATCTGCACGTAATTCTGCTAATTCTTCGTTTTGTTCAAGTTTTTCGTTGTGATGAGTGTCATTCATCATAGCTTTCATCTTATCTACATTAATTCTAGCTTCATTGAAAGAATTTCTTTCTTGATCTGCTTTAGCTTTGATGTCTAATTCTCTAGATTTTAGTTTAATTAGTGGATCTCCACCTGCTTCACTACTAATTTTATCTTCTTCCTTAGCATAATCAGCAGTTAGCTCTGCAATCAAAATAGCTTTTCTTGCTTCTATTTGATTTGTTAATTGTTGGATACGTTGTTGCATTTGCATTGCATTGGGATCTTGCATAGCTGCAGGATTTTGCATCAATGGTTGTAGCTGTTGTTGTATTTGTTGCATTTCTTGTAACTCTTCAACAAATTCTATTTGAACTTGTTCTTGTGCCATCAAAGAAATGTGTTCTAAAATATTTTTTTGTAACGCGGCCATTGCCATAGGGTTATTTTGAATAATAGAGATAGACATAAAACTTAAATGCGCGTCTATGTGAGCCTTGTGATCTTGTCCACCAAATGCTTGAAAAGGTTTTGCAGACATAGCTGTAATATGTTCTAAACTTGGGTCCATCGGAATAGGTTTTGCTGGTGGTGGTAAAATAGAATTTACGTCTTTTACTCCTAACGCATCATACATTGATCTATATGCTTGATATAGATTATGTAATTGAGGATTTGATTGCGCTAGTTGTAATTGACTTTGTGCTAAAGAGATTCTTTGAGTTTGAGAAAATATATTAGGATCCGCTACGGGTAATATATCTATTTTATCATCAAAGTCTGCTACTTTAACTTGTCTTGCAGCACCGGGTACATCGTAAGGATATACAGGTGGTAAGTATGTTTTAAATACTTGTGCTAATAATCTAAATTCTGATTTCATTGCAACATATAATCTTTTGTGAATGGCTGACATAACACGAGAGCCACGTTCTAATAGTGCAACTGTAGTTCCAACTGCTGCTTGTTGGTTTCCATCACCTACTTGCATATCAGCAATAGCCGCAAATCTTTGACCGGCTTGAACAACTGTTCCCATTAATTGTAATAATGTTTGGTCTGGTCCTTTAAATGGTAATTGCATAAATTGATCTCTTATATTTCCACCCGGTACATCTACATCTCTAAATTCTCCAGGTTGTAAAGGTTGTGCATCATCTCTCATTCTAACACCTCTAGTTTTAAAACCAGCAGGTAAGTTAGCTAAAGTTCCAGCATCTAATAATTGTCTAAGTGCAACTGTAGCAGTACGTGACAATCCACCAATCATGTGAATTAAACCTAAACCATAAAAACCTAAACCTGGTAAAAATTTAAAGTGTACAAAATAATCTTGTTTTTTCTTTAACGGATCTTCTGCTTTAAAGTTTCTTCTAATAGATAAAACTTTTCCGTTTGCTTCATCAATAGTTACAATGTAAGGTAATCTAACTCCAGTTGGTTCGCCGTCTTCACCCATGTCTTCATAACCTTCTAAATCTAAATTAACATGCATTTCTAAAATAGTGTACATGTCTTCTGTACCGTTTGATTGAATACCTTCTAATTCTAATTCTTTTTCTTTTAGTTTATCTTCTTGTACAGGCGGCTCACCAAGATCAATATCTTTATAAAAACCATTGACCTGTTGTTTACGTAAATCGTTTTGTGAAATTCTAATAACATGAATAATTGCTTCTGCATCTTCTAGTGATGTTGCGGAATAAGGTACTACTAAATCTTCAGCAGGGATAAATTTTGAAACGGCTCTACCTAATAGATCGTCATAATAAACTTTCTTAAAAGTAGAACCGCTGAGAGGTAGATAGAAAAGCATTTGATCAAACTCTGGTTCGTATTCTTTCATTTGATCCATAATTTGATAATTCATAAAATCTTTAACACGTTTAGATTGTTCTTCTTTTGGAATATTACTTGCTCCTAAAATTTGAGTTCTAACCGGACCATCTGCTGGTAATAATTCTTTATAAGCTTGTGCTTGAAATTGAGTAACGGCTTCTGCTAATACTGGGTGAGTAACTGAGCTTGCTCCTCTAAAAGGTTCTGTTCTTGTTACATATTTAAATCCTAAAAGATTTAATCCTTCTTTATAACTTTCAACCCATTCTTGTCTTGATTGTTTGTATTGTTCATATTTGTCCATTAGTTCTGATGCTAATGTATCTGAAGCAGACTCATCCATTACTTCAGCAATATTATCAAAATGACTAACACCTTCTGGTTCTACAGCATTTGGATCAAAAGAAACTTCTGCTCCACCATCTTCTGTCATGTCTATTTCAACAGGACCAGCATCAGTATCAATTATTTCTGATTCTTTTACTTGTTCTATTTCTATTTCTTCGCCTAACGGATTAGTATCCGTATTCGGTAATGATTTGTCTATTTCAGCCATAGGGATATTCTATCTTCCTTTAAGTAATGTTTCAACACCTGCTTTACTACTAGCAGTCATTGGGTTATTTGTCAAATTGATGATACCACCATTAGCATTTCCTTTAGTTTTTTTAGGGTCAAAAGACTCTAGTAAAATTTTTTCTTCTATATCTTTGTATCCACCTGGATCACTTTCTTTCATAAATCTTGTAAACTCATCTGCTATATTTGGATCTGACATATTAATTCCTTTGCCAGCTTTCATAGAAGCTAAAGTATTAGTGGGTTTAGATAATTTTTTTAATTCTCTCATTTTAGCTGAGTTACCCGATAATACTTCTAATACTGCTCCATAGATATCAGATCTTAATTTATCAGGAAGATCTTCATAAAGTACATCTCCAAAAATTTGAGGGTTAAGTTCTACTAAAGACTCTGCTGCCATTTCTGCGTCTAGTTTAATATCTCCTGATGGAAATATATTATCTACAGCCGCTGCAAGTTGATCGTCATTTACATTGTCTAATTTTGAGGGTGCGTACTTATCTAATTCTCCCCTATCATACATTGCTTTATATTCAGCTATTTCATCTAATCTTTCTTTTGCCATTGCTTCTAATGATTCAATAGATTCATCTCCATATACAAAAGTATTTTCAGAATCATTTAATATTTCTGCATAGTAATCATAATCGATACTACCATCTTCATTGTACTTTCCAGGTTTGCCAAAATTTTTCATTTTATCTCTTACTACAGCTGATTCTGGTCTTGCTATATTATAATCGTTTAAAATACTCATACCGTAATCTGGTTCGTTTTCTAATACGTTAATAGAATCTTTACCAAATTTCTTTTTAATAGCTTGCATTGCTGCTTGTAATGCTTTTGGAATTCCACCTGCTCTAAGATTTACTCTACCACCCATAGCAAATTTTCTTTTTTTAATAAATTCTTCTAAATTTGTAATACCACCTGTAATACCTTCTTGAACATCTTTACCCATAGGTCCATAAACTTCTTCTCCTTCAAACAATTCAGAAACTGCTTTACCACCGGTAGTTTCATCTGCAGTTGTTACTATCTCACCCATTGATTTTGTACCTGAATCTGCTTCAAATAATACAGTTGTACTTCCACTACCTTTATCTATTTCTACTAAGATATCAGCTCTATCTGGATGTTTAAAAGTAACTATTCTATCTGCTTCACCAACTTGTGTACCTTCGTCCATAACTTTTTTAATAACTGAATTAAAAAAATCCATACCCATACTTGTACCTTCAGCGATACCTTCACGAATAGGAGCAGACTTAAATACGTTTAAGTATTTTGCTAATGCAGGTGTTGCAGCCAATACGCCAAGGGCTTTTATAAAACTTCGTCTATTCATTGTTATTAAAAAGATTATATATCATTCCTTCTTCGTTTTGATAATTTTTATAAGCATCATAAGCAGCTAATCCACCTGTTAATGCTAATCCTGGTAATCCTAAAAATCTACTAGCTCCTGCAATTACTCTAGGACTCATTCCAAGTCTTAATGCTTTACTAGTTAGTCCTGGTCTAGCTTGACCTACGTTAGATAGATCTCCGTAATTTTTAAAATAATTAGCTATACCTGTCGGCGCTCCTCTAACCACACCTGACCCTCTAGATAATGGTTCCATAAAAGCAAGTGATGCAGCTGGTCCTAGTGGATCCATTAAAATATCTGAAAAACTATCTCCGTCTTCTAATCTTTGTTTGCCCATTAATGTTTCAAATCCTAATCCTATTGCCGGTGTTCCTAAAGTTGTAAGGACAGGTTTAAGTGCGCCTCCTAATCCTATTGCTGATCTAATTCTACCTCTACCAGTAGGTAGTGGTCCGGTATCTCCAACCCCTCTACTCATTTTATAATTTCTTGGTATTTCTTGTGCTGATAAAGCAACCGATGTACCGGCGACCGCGGTTAGGGGGTTTTCTTGTCCCCATTGTAGTAATGCGTTTTGATCTGTTTTGTCTTCTGTTACAGGATTAATAAATGATCCTGTTTCTCTATTGTATTGAACTGTTTCTGGTTTTTCTTTTTCTAATAAAGCAACTTGTCCTTCTGTTTGAGTTGTTTCTCCAGCATTAGCTGCTACAGAAATTGCTACTGCACCCGCACCTCCAAGTAATAGTGTTTTAAAAGCTTTACCTATAGGTCCAGGGATTTTTGATAAACCTTTAACAGCTTTACTTTCATTTATAACATTTGTGCCTTGATATTTATTAAAAATTTTTATTCTATCCGAAACATTTTTTGCGTTTATTAAAAGTCTATCTACTATATTTGTAAATTTACTTTTTTGTTCTCCGGGTGCTCCTGTTGTTTCTAAATTAGTCATTCCTTGTTTAGTAATTTCATTGTATGGATTTTCTATTTGATCTATTCTAGGGATCATAGTTTTTGTTTTTAAATCAAATTTACCATTAACTTTACCAAAATTATCTACTTTGATTCCCGTATCTAATTCAAATTTTTTCTGTAATTTTTTCATGTCTTCTAATATTTCTGCTTGAACTCTTGGATTTGCTCCTTTAGATTTAGCTACTAATTGAAGAAAGGGTCTATCAAAATTTTGATTTTTATATTGATTTAATTTATTAGATATAAGTTGGATTCTTAAAAAATTTTTTTTATAGTCAGGATAATTTTTCATTAATGCTTTTATATCAGTATGATCTCCAGCTACAGGAACTCCTAACGCGGTTCCTATATTACTTAAATTATCTATTAGTTTAATATCTTTTGAAGGTAGTCCCAGCATCCTTGCTATAGAACTATTATTTAATATGCCAGATGCTCTATGAGCTATTTGTATAAAATTTTCTGCAAATTTATTATCAAAACCTATTGGTTTTTTAATACTATTATAAAGTTTAGTTTCAAAACGGTCAGATCCTTTACCTTGATATAAAGTTCCCAATCTTTCTATTCTACTTTTCATTTGAGAAGTAGCTTCAGCTAATGGTTGTTTAGTTGCTTTAGCATATTCGTTAGTTAAAAATCTTAATTTTTCTGCAGGATTCATTGTTCCGCCTTTTATAAGATTAGAATTTTTTTTAATAATTTTGTCTAAAGCTTTTATTTGAGGAAAAATTTTTGCATTACGACTTACAAATTCTTTTTCTAAGCCTAGTCTTTTTATAGAATTTTTTACAAAATTAGGACTCATTTCTATGTTTTCATTTCTAGCAATAGTTGAAGCAATTCTATGAGGCATATCTGCATTTGGATTATTTTTAATAAAATCTTTTACTAGTTTATCTTTAGGTCCTTGCGTAGGATCCATGGGTAATATTTTAGATATTTTTTTTTCTTTTAATAATTTATTTAAAGCAAGGTTTATTGCTTTGTAAGAAAACTTTGATGTTCCGTCTTTTAAAGACTTTCCTATATTTTGTTCTGGTATTAATTTTTCTGCCGTTAAAGTTTGTATAATTTCTGCAGGACCTTTAGTTTTAGAAAGTTCTATTATTTTTTTTTCTATACCTGGAATTTCTAATAATTTTTGATTAGAAAAAACAAATCTTCCACCAAATTTGTCAAATATTTTTTTAGTTTCTTCCGCATCAAAAATAGGTAAATTGTTTTTTTCTAAAAATTGTTTTCTTTGTCCATTAAAAACTACATTTTGTCCTGGTTTAACTTTGTTTATTTCAGACTGCAAAAAATCTTCTAAAGTTTTTTTATTATTTTCAAATATTGTTTTAGAACTATTTAATCCTGTAGTCGCACGATTTATATAATCTGTTCTTACTTTATTTCTTTCTACAGTATTTAAAGACATAAAATCATCGGGCATTTTTTTATATTTATAATCTTTGCCAAAAAATAAAAAATCTTTATTAGCTTTGTACCATTTTTTTTGAGCAGGATTTAAATCTTGAATTGGACGAGGAGGGTCTTTTAGTTTTGTACTTTCTGTTTTAGTTAAATAATCTTTACCTTCATCTAAATATTTTACTACAGAAGTGTAATCAGCATTTGCTTGTCTTGTAATTTCTTTTCTAGAAGGAAGTCTTCCATTTTCTTTTTTAAAATCTTTAACAAATTTTTTTAATCTTATTTCTGTATTTTTTTTTACAATTGTATTTTGATTTTTAGAAGGATCTACTTTTTTATAATTTAATCTTGCTATTACTCTTTTTAAAATAGTATTTCTTTGATCTTCCGTAAGATCTACATAATTTTTACTATAATCTTTTTGAGATTCTATATTTAATTCATCTAAGTATTTAGATTCACCTAATTGTGGCACTATCTCCTCCTAGTGAACATTGAAGCGAGGCCGCCGTCTCTAAAAGATCCTGAAAAACCTGTTGGATTGCTATCATATTCACTTTTAGAACTAGCTCCATCAAATTGTCCGCCAGTACCTCCACCAGCTTCTCTTTGTCTTTTAGTTTGTCTTGTATATGCTGCGTTTAATGCGGCTTGTTGTTGTTGGTTTATTTTATTAGCTTCTATTTGTTCATTTCTTTTTTTAGTTTCTTCAGCTGCTTTGTCAGCAGCTATTTTTGCTTTTTTTTCATCTCTTTTTGTTTTTGCGGTTGTAGCAATTTTTTTATTTCTATTAAAATAATCTGCTAAAGTTCTAAACGATCCAAATGAACCAGGTGTAGCTCTGTCAAATCTTGTAGTACCAAAAGTTTCACTGTCGGGATTACTGTCATAAAAATCATTTAAATTAGTTGTGTTTAATTTACTGTAATCAATTTTTCCTGTTGGATCGTATCTTTCATAAGTTGGAGACGTAGGATCTCTTTCAAAAACAGATTTTAAACCTTTTGCAGCTAAACCAGTTAAAGACTTATCACCAAATGGTAAAAAGTCTCGTAGTCCACTTATTTTACTTTGTAAACTTTGTAAAATACCTTCAGGTTGTACATTATTTGGAGCTATAGAATTTTCATTTTCATAAAAATTATTATTTATATTATTTGGAACTATAGAATTTTCATTTTCATAAAAATTATTATTTATATTATTTGGAACTATAGAATTTTCATTTTCATAAAAATTATTATTTGGAATATTTTCAAAATTATATTTAGGTCCTTTTCCTTCTATTAATTGTTGAAGCAAAGGGTCAAAAGGTTCTCGATCACCATTTCCTTGATTTTGAGGTAAATATGGATTTATAATACTTTGTAGACCATATTCAGGTTGAGTTTGTACTGGTTCTGGATCATCAGAAGTAGGAGGAACATATACATCATTTCCTGTTGGAAATCCTCTAGGTTTTACTAAATTAACATAATAAGGATCAGAAGTTATTAAATCTTTTATAGCCATTATACTAATCCTCCATATCTAAATCTTGTTTTAGTTGGAGTACTGATATTCATAAATTCGTTAAAATAATTTTCCCAAAACTTCATATCATAACCGATGTTTTCTATTTCTAAATCTTGTTTCATAGCCGCGATCCACGCTTCGGGGTCATTAGGGTTTCTTCGCGCAACGTCGTTAGCATTTCTTAAAAGACTCATAGCTGTTTCTTCGTCGACACCTAAACCTTCAAGATCATCCGCGATTGCATTTCTTGCTCTTGTACCTTCTCCGTTCATTAAGTCTCCATAAGAATCATAACCTTGAAACTCTTCTTTAAAAAATTTAGGACCTTTAGTATTTTTAAGTTCTGTGAACTCATCAAAAAATTCTTCCTTAACAACAGTGTCTGCGCCCATGTTTCTTTTTTGTAGAACTAATTCTGCAGTTTCTTTTTGTTGATCTCCAGGAACTCGTCTTACACCTGCGATATCTATATTAGAGATACCTTCACCTCTCATGTTTTTAATAAACTCAGCCGCGTTAGATCTGTCTATAGAATTTTTTACACGACTTCTATCCATCGGTAGATCTTGTGCATTAATATCATCCATATAAACTGGAGCTTTAATTTTTGAACCATCTTTGTTGTAACCATAAAATCTTTTATCTAAAGAACCTAAACCTAACTTTTCGTTTACAGTTGTCGTAGGCATTGTTTGAGGAGTTTGCATTGCTTCTATCTCACCAAAAGTTTCTTGTCCTGTTAATTTTTTACCAACTTTTTCTGAAACTTTATCTGTAAAAGGTGTATCAGTATCTGTTAGACCTTTCATATAATTAGGATCAAAGCCTTCTGCAGTTTCATCTATTGCATCAAAAGCTCTTGATTTTTTTACAACATCTCCAGCACGCAGGCCAAAGCCTCTTGGTAAGTCTGTTACAACATCGCCAGCATCATCTTGCAGTCCTTGGAAGTCTCCAAAGATATCACCTACTACATTGCTTGGTGCAAATTCTGAAAATTCTTTATTGATTGTAAATCGTTCTGCTGGAGAAATAGTTGTAGCTCCAGTTGTATTTAAATATTCTGTTACAACATCTGCAACTTTTGTTGCACCTGATTTAATACCATCTCTCGATTTTACTAATATTTGTAATAATGCTTTAGTCGCCATTAATAATAAGTCCTGTTGTGTGGTATTGAAACTTCGTCTTTTTCATCTTCAGGGTGATTTATAAATCCTCCCTGTCGGAATCTCATTACCGCTTGTGTCATACTATCCACCAAATCATCATGATCTCCATAAGGAAATGATGCACACTCTTCTATAACCTCTTCTGCGAACTTTTCATCCGGCGCCCAAATCTGTCCTGACTCGAATAGAGGGGACACAGCGTTAACCCTAGCATGTTTATCGTTACCTTTGCTAGGAGTGTAGTTTATAACAGGAATCCCCATTTTACGCAACTCATAAGTTAAAGGTAATCCAGATGCTTTTGCCTCCACGATCACCGATTCGGGTTTCCAATAATCATACTGTTCTTTAGCAAGTTTACGTAGTTCTGGAAATTCTAGTCTTTCTTTTACTGCATCGAGTAAAATTAAGTTTGCAGCGCTGTCATCGGATTCATGAAATACACCCCAGGTAGTGATCGCAGAATAGTCGGCAGTTTCTTTTTTAAGGAACGCTGTATCATAAGACTGTATGACATGTTCTAGTTTTGGAATATAATCTCTATCCCACTTACGCCACCATTCTCTTTTGATCAATGATCCTTCTTCAGAGGTTGGGTTTTGCATCCACTGCGCGTTCCACTTACCTACACTTAAACTTGCTTTAACAGATTCTAATTCTTCTAGTTTCCAATACTCAGGCCATACGGGTTTATTACTTGGTAGGATTGCAGGAAATTCTATAATCTCCCACTGGTCAGATTTTAAACCTTTTTGACTTTTTAATAACATTCCGGTTAGATCTTTCATATTCCATCTAGTCATTACAACTACAATAGTTCCACCGGGTTGAAGACGTTGACGAGGACCAGACGTGTACCATTCATAAGCTCTTTCCATACTACTCATATTAAGTGCATCTTGCTCAGAGTGTGGGTCATCGATGATAAGCAAATCCGCACCACGGCCCGTTATCGCCGAGCCGACACCCGCTGCATAATATTCACCTCCTTGTTCGGTTTCCCATTTACCAGCCGCTTGACTGTCCTCTCTAAGTCGGGTCGAGAATACTTGTTTATATTCTTGACTATCCATTAAGGTTTTAGCTTTACGACCAAATCTTATTGCAAGTTCTGTGGTGTGCGTGGATTGAATAATTTTTAAATTAGGTCTGCGGCCCACCATCCATGCAGGAAGAAGAAAAGATGCAAACTCAGATTTAGTATGCCTAGGTGGCATATTTATAATTAGTCTTTTAATTTTTTTATTTGCAATGTCGTTAAATTTTTCTGCAATTTCTTTGTGGTGTTTACCTTCTATAAATTCAGGCCAAACGTGTTTTACAAAAGTTAAGAAATCATCGTGGACTTTTGATTTAGTTTTTTTTTCAGAAAGTTTTAAAGCAAGTTTTAAAAACTGTTTCTTAACATCAGGGGGTAATCTATTTAGTTTATCTTGATCCATAAAAAATTTTGTAATATTTTTTTGTAATATTTTTTTGACACCTATTTTATTCTCATTTGGTTTTTATAGCATGTATACGTCTAAATCCAACCCTAAAGAGATATTTTCTGGGACCCCTTTTTATAGGGGTGGGTGGGCCCCTAGTTCACGAGCAAATTACAACTTTGGGTTGGTACCTCTATTGATTATATAAATTATATGTGGGTGAGTGGGTGAGTGTGTGTCCTACAGGACACACACATTTTTGTGTATTAGTTAGCCCAACTATCTAGGGCATTGGCTTTGATTAGTATAGCAGGTCCGCTTACCCAATCATCATGACCAAATAAATATTTGTCTTTAGTAAACGTAGATCTCCACAATGCAGTTG